CTAGGCTAGCCGACCCCTATCTCGTGCGCTACACTCCCCCGAAACTCTCACAAGGGGGACACCATGCGAAAACTCCTCTTCTGCCTACTCCTCTCCGGGTGCGCGACAACCGAGAACAACTTCGGAACAGCAATGTCAGAATTCCGCACAAAACCGCCCCATCGAGCCGCAGCGGTGATCTACGAGAACGGCAGAACGGCCTGGGGGATGTGGGCTGGGGCGCCCGACCAGGAGACCGCGCAGAAGAAGGCGCTTCAAATCTGCAACGGATCAGCGGCGAAGCACGGATTTTCAGGGGAGTGCTCGCTGGTGAAGGAGTGAGAGGCCCCCTTGCGGGGGCCGGGAGACTTACGCGAGATCGGCCAGCGCCGCCCATGTCGCCTCATAACCCGCACCGTCCGGTAGAGGGCGGAGCCGCCGCAAGATCCGACGAGCAGAGGCCGAAACGTTAGCGCCATCATCCGCGAGCTGGTAGAGATCCCCCTGTTGGCTGGCCACGATGGAATCGCAGGGGCCGAGATCCTCAGAGCCAACGCGGAGCCGCTCCAATTCCGCGTTGATTTGGCCCAAGTAGAGGCGCCGGCCGTTTCGCCGCCCATTCTCTCGAGACGCGGCGGCCTTGGCTTTAGACTTGGCGAGCCCCCCCCTGCGGCCGAGGGAGACGGCGGCAAGACGTTTTGCGCTACAGAGGGCCGTGCGACCATCGTTAGTAAAAAACATGGCATGCCCCATGCTCCCGCGCGCGGGCAGGCCGACCGCGAACATTTCACTGGGCAGCCGATAACCGTGCTCGTTTGAGCCGCACTCGGACAGGCGGGCGTTGCATTCAGGACAGGCGATGTCGTACATGGTCTCTCTCCTCTCGCCCCAAATCGTGGGCTGTTCTTGTGTCAAACTGAATCACGTCCACAGAGGGGCGCAACCGTGAGGCGTCAACTAGGCCGCTTTCTTGATGCACGCGCCCAGCAGGATATCCAAGTATTTCCTCCGCGATTCCAGGTAGACCTCCCCAACCTCAATACCCGTCAGCGCGGAGGCAGCGCGAATGAGGGCGTTCTCGGCCTTGACCAAAGCATCTTCGGCGGTGAGCGCGGGACAGTGCCCCTTCGGACCCGTGAATCCGTGCTCTCTATGGGCTCGGTCGCATTCCTCGTAGTAGGCGGCAACCCGTTCCTCATCAGTGCAGGTGTAGAGGCGCTCGGGGTTGGTGATCGGCTTCCCCTCGTCGTCCCGGAACCCGTACCGCTGAAAGATCGGCAGGATGTAGGCGTTGACGCGCTCTCGTTCGACCTGTGCGAAGGCCATAGAGAGACAGACGGCGTGGGCGAGCTCGTGGTGGTTACGAGCCCATCGGGCAAATTGCGCTACGGTAGGGGTGTGTGTCGTCATGGTTTCGTCTCCTCTGCGGTTATTTGGGGGCGCCGGAACCAGGCGTGAGCCTCGCCCGTGTCCTCGGTCGTGCCTCGGCAATGGATGGAGTGATCGGCCGCGCAACCACTGAAACAGCAGGTATCGCCCTCGTGGGACGTGAGGCCATATTCCACAACCTCGGTCCATCGCGCGCCGTGGTCGCATTCGAATTTCGCCCAGGTCGGATCACATAGAATGCTTTGAGCCCGCATGGTTTCTCCTCTCTCTGGTGGTTGGCTGCTCACGGACAGAGCCCCTCTCGGAGCTCCTACCGTGGGGAGTCAACGGGTGGCGCCGCTTGTCAAGTCGCTCGTCCAATGGGTAACTCCAAAGGCGTCCGTCCAAACGGTGGCACCGAGCACTTCGCCTGCTCCGGTATTTAGCAGGAACAGCGGGTGTTTGGTGCCCATGCGATTATCTACACGAACCCAAATGATCATCATCGGTCTATCTCCTCTCATGGGGTGGAGTGGTTAGGTCTGACTCGTGAGCTAGCGCCGCTGTGAGAGGCGAGAGAGGGGGTTAGCCGGGATCGGAGTCCCATTCTGCGGCGTCGGCAATCCTGTGCTCGGTCCAATACCGATCGGTTGCTCTCGGGTCGACGTCCTCGGAGTGGTTGCGTATCGTGGCCCTGTCCCAGGCGGCCTGATACCTGTGGTCATATATGATGTTGACCATACGGTCCATGAGTTCTAATAGAGTCGCCATGTTCGTTCCTTTCCTCGCCTCCCATAGTGACGCTAGCTCTGAGTCTGGAGTCGTGGGTATCCGCAGAGGGCTTCAGTGGGCTGCCCTCGGTGCCCGTGCTCGTTGTATGGTCGGAGGATAGCCCAAGCGGTTAGGTTAGTCAAGGGATGAATCGACATATTTTCGAGGGGACATGAATTATTTTTGAGCAGATAGGCTGGACTGGGTAGGCATACAGGTATCTCTTGACGGATCCGGTACAGGGCTGGTAAACTGTCGGTTAAATGAACAGCGCGGAAGTGCCTGAATTTGCGGCCCTCCAGGACTCGAGCCTTGAGGGCCTTGTTGCGTTCGAAGCAGGAGATGAGCCGCACACGCAATCGAGGCCACCACTACTCGACGCCCTCCTGGTGGATACGCCTATGGATGACGCGCCCACAGAGGAGAGCTACACGCAGGGTAGAGCGGTCCATCCTCCGAGGCGCGGACCCAGAGGCGGCCATCTGGCCGGACGATCGCAAGCCGCATGTGTATTACTGGTGAGAGGAGCAGGCGACCGGAGCCAGCCGGGCGCATCCGGGGAGTACGCCCTCCCCCAGATCGAAGATAGACAGCTCGCAATCCCGCGAGAGCAGACAGGAAGGGAAGGCAGACATGATCGTCAAGGTATGCAAGGGAGACGGGTTTGACGTGTGGGGCGGCATCACGGGGCAGATCAGGACGGGCGTATTTGCCCCCGACAGTCCGCGAGTACGGGGGGACGACGGCTCGCAACACATTTATGAGCTGAGCACCAGGGCAGGAGATGGCCCGTGGCCCGTCAAGTGGATCTCATTCCACAACGCTGCCGGGGAACACGTTTGGATCGAAACGGAAGGCGCCGCATTCCTCTGCAACGACAACGGGAAGACGGTCGAGAGGCTGTAGCGTGATTGTCGGTGGACGTAGGGGCAGCGAGGGCGCAGCGCACTCAACAGCGTTTGGCCGTAGCTTCCATGCTCTTGGCTCAGGCCGGGGGCGTTTGGGCGGCGCAACCCTTACGAGGGGCCGCAGTAGCGGCTACTGTGAGCGACCTGGCCCCCTACGGACACCAGCACTGAGGGGAGTATGACCGACACCGAGTACGAGACAATCCGCAACGCTCAAATCCCAGCCGCCGAGCGGGTCGCCAATCGGGAGTCCAGGTATGCCCCGGGCAGCCGATCCGAGGCCTGGAACAGAGTCTATCACCGCGAGATGAACCGGTTGACCCGTGAGGCACTCTCCAACCGCGAGCCTGCGCCACCGCGTACAACGATCTCGCATGCGCTGGACGTTCGCAAAGGCGGGGCTGGCGATGCTGGCCCCTGCCGGATTCGAGGCTTCGAGTCAACACCGCACGGCGCGCTGACGGGCATCGGCCGACGCGCACAGAGAGCACAGGCATGACGATCGAAGCCCTTTGGAAGCACGGCAATAGAGAGTGGCCCCGCATTCTCAGCCGCCAAGTGGAGATCGCCGAGGACATCGGCAGGATGCTCTCAGCTTCACAGGATCGCCCCGCAATCAACGCGCCCCAGAGGGAGAGATAATGCCCGCCCCCTACCGCGCAGACGGGACGCTACCCGAACAGAACGCGCCTCTGTTGCTCCGCAGGTGGGAGAGCCCCGAAGCCCTAAGGGAAGCCCTGCAAGCCTACGTAGAAGCCCAGAGGGAAGCCAAGGAACGGCCCCTGTGGACGGGCGTTGCTCGAGTGGCAGGGCTGGAGTCGAGGCAGACCTTGTGGCGTTACCTGACCGAACAAACGGAGGGCGTCACAGAGGAATGGGTGTTACCTCTAAAAGAGGCGGCGCTTGCAGTTGAGGAGGACTACGAGCGCCTTTTGACCTCAAACGGCTACGGGGGCGCTATTTTTGCCCTGAAGCAGCGGGACTGGAGCGACGTTCAGACGGTCAAACACGACGGCCTCCAAGGCGTCCAGTTCGTGCTCGGGACCGTTCAGAGGGCCTCTGATGCAGATGAGTAACTACTATATGTTGTGGTCGCCCCCTTTCTTCACGAGCGATGAACGTGTATGCGTTCTCGATTGTGAGGCAGGAAGCCCACGCAGTGGCGGCATTCAGGCCTTGTGCGCTTGCACCGTCTGATAACGTGTATTATGTCGGCTTCACACACAGCCAACTCGACAAGGCGCGGCCCCTCTGCTCCGTCCCTCCTCCGGGGCTCTGTGGGCCGTGGTCTTGTAGGGCGTGAGGACTCAAGGGAGGGGTGGGGGTGTGAGACCCCGGGGGACCAAACTTCGGCGATGGCGCTGCTAGTAGGCGCCCTCTTCTCTCGTCGAAATTCACAAAAAGGGTTCTGATGGCCCAAGCACCGAAGTGTAAGGTCTGCGGGAAAGCGGAGTGGGGGCACCAGACCTGCGCGATGTCGGAGTGGAAAGGGAGCGTTGAGAAAAGGGGGAATAACTCAACGGGCGTTGAGAAAACCCCTGGAATATCTCAACGGGCTGAAACGATAGCGGTACTGCGGGCCGAGGTGGAAGCGTTGCAGGCTGAGAACCGGATGCTGAAGAAGGAGTTGGCGTCCCGTCCCCCGAAGGAACTGCCGGGGCCGCACGAGTGCCGAACACGAGCAGGGGTCGCTCCCCACGACTCAGTAAGCATGGCGACGGAACCACCCCGGCAACCTCGGAGGGGCCGCCCGAAATCGGACCTGACGGCAGCCGAGCGACAGAAGATGTACCGAGAGAGGATGAAGGCGTGAGGATCCCGAAGCGGTTCAAACTCCTCGGGCAGACCATCGAGGTGGTCTTTGAGGAGAAGCTTGTCGCCAAGGACGATATCGTAGGGGCGGCACGCTACCGGACCAACGAGATTGCCCTACAGCCCTGTACGGAGGGATGCCCAAGGAAACCCGAAGCCGTTGAGCAGACGTTTTTCCATGAGCTTCTCCATTTCGCCCTCGATGCCATGGGCCGGAACGAACTTCGGCAGGAAGAAGCGTTCGTAGATATGCTCGCCGGATTGCTTCACCAGGCCCTCACGACGGCGGAGTACGACGCCCTCGCAGATTGGGACGGCGAGACCGAGAGAGGATGAGGGGATGGTGGATCGGACGTGTCTCACCCGTATCGCAGACGAATTCGACCGAGCGCCGAGACTCGGGTCCGACGAGGACGTTCCTGAAGGTTCAAGGTACCTAATGGTAACGGACACGCTGGCGCGGGAGTTGGCGAGAGTTCTCCGAGACGCGGCGGCTCTCCTGACGCAGCTTCAGGACGCGGCAATGTTGCGGTCCCTGCCCGGCGGGTTTCTCTGCTCTGCGCCCTCAAAGCCCTACGTGCAAGAGTGGAGGCCGGCACCGACCCTTACCGAGAGGGAAGAGGTGTTCACGCTTGCTCGGCAAGAAGAGCGGACCCGCTGGGCCAGGGCGATTCGGTCGAAGAACTACCGCGAGCCTCTAGCCCGAGAAATCGTCGAAGCCATGGAAGACAACATGATCGAGCGCCTAAAGTGACCGTACCTCGCCTCACCCGCACCTTCCCCACGGATCGGCGAAACATCCCGATCCCTGACTGTGAACCCTCGGCGGTGTGTACGGCGACGACACAGATCAAGGCCGTCCCTACGAAGGTCGCGGGGTTAGTGGTGACCAGCGACGGGTCGGAGAAGATCACGGCGACCCTGAGAAACGGAGCGGCCGACGACTCGGACAAGCTTCTGCCTACGTTGACGATCGACGCGGGGGACAAAGGGCCCGTGGGGATGGTCCCTCCTCGGGTGATCCCGGCTTCTGTAGCTTTGCGATTGGTGATTACCGGGTCGGGGTCTGAGACCACAGTCTTTACGATGGAGTGACGAATGAGACGACTTCTCTTTGCCCTGGCACTTCTCTTCCCGACGCTTTCCTATGGAGCGGGGTCTTCGTGCTCCTGCACGGGGACGTCGAGCGTCGGGGATCTCTCTTGGGTGACGTGCGCGTTTGCCGGGGACGACGGAACCGGGGCGATTCCTGATTGCGCCCTTCCTTCTTCGGCCAAGGGGGAGCTCCAAGGGATTTGGACCGAGATCGTCACGAGTTGTACGACGGCTTATGACATCTCCCTTGATCTCGCCGGTTCCGATCTCATGGGTACGGCGGCAAACAACCGGCACGCGACAGCGGCGGAATGGGCGAGCCCCTTGACGGCTTCCGGGGGCGTGCTCACGAAACCCTGTTTCTACACGGCTCCGACCTTGAAGTTCACGAACAACTCCGATACAAGCTGTTCGGGGAAGGTGTACGTCTACTATCGACAACTTCGGAACTACTAGGAGGGGATCATGCCCAAGGCGAAGGGTTCGAAGGGGTCCAAAGACAAGATGCCGATGAAGGACAAAATGCCCATGAAGAAAAAGGGCTGCAAGTAGGCCGATGGCACCTGATCGGGTTGCCTCCATCTTGGACGACATCGCGGTACTTGAGAAGGAAGCCCCCGAAGTGCTCCGGCACCAGATCGGGGCGCTCAAGGCGCTGGCGAATCGGTTTCGAACACGGGTGGAGACTCGGCACGTCAGGGTGTATGGTGGGATGGTCTCTTTAGAGGAGCGGCCATGACTCCAGAAGTGTTTACTGAAGCGGTGTTCGACTCGTTATTCGAAGCCATCCGTGACCAGAATATCGGCTTCCGCCCAAATTTCGTCACGTACTCAGTTCCTCTTCTGGCCATACTGGAAGCTACCGCGCCCCCAAGGGGAGGGATGAACGACGTAACCCGCCGGTGCCGGATCAAGCGCCAGGGGTGCAACTATTGGGACTTGGGGCACAAGGACGAGAGCCCTGTTCGTGGGGGTAGGTCACGGTACGAGCACACGCTTAAGTAGGTAGCGCCCCCGCCTTCGGGCTGCGGCAACATCACAAAAAAACTAGGCACGCCCTCGGGCCTCCCTGGACATCCAGCGGAGGCTTTTTCGTTTGGCGAAGCCGGTCACGATCCATTTCGACCCTCCGAAGACGGTTCAATCCTTCATGGACTCGAACGCCTTCGTCCGCGGGCTGATGGGTCCCGTGGGGAGCGGGAAGTCGTCTGGGTGCGCCGCCGACCTCGCCAAGCAGGCCCTCACGATCGTTCCCTGCCACGACGGAAAGCGAAGGTTCCGGGCCGGCATCATCAGGAACACCTACCGCCAACTCCTCGATACTACTGTGAAAACATGGCTGGAGTGGTTCCCAGAGAACCAGTTCGGCCCGTTTCACAAGAACGACATGGCTCACCGCTGGAAGATCAAGGGGGTGGAGGCCGAGTTCCTGTTCCGAGCCCTCGACAAGCCGGAGGACATCAAGAACCTCCTCTCTCTTGAACTCACCTTCGGGTGGATCAACGAGGCGCGGGAAGTCCCCTTGGAAGTCCTCGACATGCTCGATGGGCGCGTCGGGAGATATCCGAGGATCCAGGACTGCCCCGAGTACCGTTCCGGCATTCTCTTGGACACCAACCCCCCCGACTCTGACCACTGGTGGTATCGGCTCTCGGAAGAAATCGACCCCCTCTTGCGGCGGATTTGGCGGGATCGCAAGTCCTACTCCGACCCATGGCATGGTCTGCGGAGCATCGCGGAGGCTTTTGACGGAGATGCTCTCCGGGGGATGCGGGAGGCCGTAGAAGCCGAGATCACGAAGACTGCGGGCAACGAAGCCGAAGCCTGGAAAGCCTTCGAACGATTCGCCCTGAAGTATCGCTTCTGGAAACAGCCCTCCGGTCTATCCCCCGAAGCCGAGAACGTCGAGAACCTCCGCCCCGGCTACTATCCGAACCTCTGCGTCGGCAAGTCTCAAGAGTGGATCAACGTCTACGTCAAGGGGCAATACGGCTTCGTGGTGGAAGGGAAGCCCGTCTATCCCGAGTACAACGATGCGGTCCACTTCAATCCCAATCTCTTCTCCCCACTCAAGGGCTTCAAGATCCTCCGGGGATGGGATTGGGGAAGAACCCCGTGCTCCAGCCTTTCGTTTGTTGATCCAAAGGGCCGGTGGCGTGTGTTTGACGAACTTGTTTCGAAAGACACAAACATCGACGAATTTGGCGACGTTGTAAAGAAGCACTGCGCTCAAGAGTACCCTGGCTTTAATTACGTTGACTACGGAGACCCGTCCGGGTGGTACAAGGGAGACAAGAGCGAAGCGACCTGTGTTCAGATACTGGCCGCCAAGGGAATTGACGTAGAGCCTGGAATGCAAAACCCGACTATCCGCATCAATAGCGTCTCTAGGGCGCTAAGGGGAATGATCGGGGGCCTCCCAGAGTTTCAGATAGGCCCGAAATGTAAAACGCTCCGCAAGGGATTCCAGGGAGCCTACTGCTATAAAAGAAAACAGGTATCGGGAGAGCACTATACAGACGAGCCCGATAAGTCCCATCCCATGTCCGACGTACACGAATCCCTCCAGTACGTGGGAACCCGTCTCTACTCCTCCGACCTCCTCGACGGCTCTTCCTCGGATGAAGAAGAAACCTTCTATGGCGAGGAACCCTCCTTTACCGGAGCGTCCTCGGTGTGCGGGTACTGATGCTACCTACGAGGCAGCCTATCGCACCACATCAAGCCATCGGAAGTCCCAATGACTGTATGTGTGGCTTTCTCGGGGTCGTCAATCCAAACAACCACCCCGTCGATGATGCGGACGAGGTCTCCTGCAGAGCCCTTAGACTTGACCGCTTCGGCCTTGGGTGTGTCGTACTTCGTAAGGACAGGGACAAAACCTTTAGGAACAGTCATATCCATTACGGCACCTCCTTGGTCCGAGTATAGCAAATGCACGCGACGAGTCAAAGCGAAGCGGTGGAGCCAGAAGTCGTCACCCCCAAAAACCTCTCCTTCGGGCAGATCCTTCAGGCCGTGCAGTCGGGTGAAAATCTAGCCTTTCACCTGGACGAAACGCAGCTGGGCCTGATCGGAAACGAAGTCGTCGAAGGCTACGAGAAGGATCTCGCGTCTCGTTCGGGGTGGGAAACCCGGATGGACAAGGCCATGGAACTGGCGATGCAGGTCGTCCAGTCGAAAACCCACCCGTGGCCGGGGGCGTCGAACGTCAAGATGCCCCTGATGACCATCGCCTCCCAGCAATTCGCTTCCAGAGCCTTCCCACAGTTGGTCAAGGAGCCCGAGCCGGTCAAGGGGAAGGTGAACGGCCAGCCCACGGCCGAGAAACTGGCAAAGGCCCAGCGCATCGGCCAGCACATGAGCTACCAACTCATCGAGCAGATCGAGGGTTGGGTAGAGGGGATGGATGTTCTCCTCCACGTCCTTCCGATCATGGGCTGCGACATCAAGAAGACCTACAAGGACGCGGAGGGGATTCGCTCCGAACGGGTCTCGGTCAAGGATGTGGTCTGGGACTACTACGGCCCGAACGTCGAGAAGTGCCGGCGGAAAACCCATGTCATTCCGATGCACCGGCAGGAGATCCTCGAAAAGCAGTCCTTCGGGGAGTTCCTGAACGTCGAGCTGTCCGACCCGAGTTCCGAGAGCCAGCCGAAGGACGAGATCAAGGACAAGGTAGGAGGGACGGAAGCCCCCTCCGACCCGTCCGTCACGCCTCACCTCCTTTTAGAACAACACTGGTGGAAGGACTTGGACGGGGACGGCTACGAAGAGCCCTACGTCCTCACCGTCCTGAAGGATTCGAAGAAGGTCCTGAAGATCTCTCCCCGGTTCTACGTCGACGGAATCTTTCTGTCCCATGGGGAAGGGGTCTTCACCAAACGCGCCGCCTTGGAAGAGTTCGAGGCCCCTTCCTGGGAAGCCATCGAAGCCGAGGGCTGGCGGGTCGCGAAGATCTCCCCCGACGAATACTTTACCCAATGGGTCTTTTTCCCTGACCCCACCGGAGGGAACCTCGGCCTCGGCTGGGGGCACACCCTCTTCCCGATGAACGAGGCCATCAACACCCTCGTCAATCAGTTGGTGGACGCGGGGACCCTTGCAAATTTGCAAGGCGGGTTCATCTCGTCGAGTCTCGCGAAGGACTGGAAATCGGGCTCCAAGAAGCTCGCGATGAACGAGTGGCACAAGGTCAACGCCCCGTTCGAGGATCTTTCAAAAGGTCTCGTCCCGTTCCCCTTCAAGGGACCCTCGGCCGTCCTCTTTCAGCTTCTCGGGTTGCTCGTCGAGTGGGCGCAGAGGCTTACCTCCGTCACCGATTCCATGCAGGGCGACAGCCCGCCGACCAACCAACCTGCTACTACCACCCTCGCCATGCTGGAGCAGGGGCAAAAGGTCTTCCAGGGCATCTACAAGCGGCTCTACCGAGCCCTTTCCCAAGAGCTGAAGAAGATCAAGCGCCTCAACCGCCTCCACCTCACGGCGGAAGAATACTTCCAGGTCTTGGACATCACCCCGGAAGACCTCGCCACGGAGAGAGGGCTGCCTCCGGGGTACGGAATGGTCCTCCCCACCGACTACCAGACCGACGACACGGACGTTTCCCCTTCGGCGGATCCTTCCATCACCTCCGAACAGCAGGCGATGGCGAGGGCGGATGCTCTCGTAAGGGGCCGGATCGAAGGCCAGTTGCCCTACAACCCGCAGCGGTTGGCTCAGATCCACGCCAACGCCCTCCAGGTGCCCAAGGCCGACCAACAGGGCTTGATTTTGCCCCCTCCCGACCCGTCCCAAACCCCTCCAGACCCCTCGATCGAGGCGGAAAAGCTCCGTCAAGAGGGCAATTTGCAGGGGAAGATGGCGGAATTGGAGATGAAACGGGAGGAAATGGCCCACAAACACGCCATGACCGAGGACGAACAGGCCCATCAGAGGGAAATGGACGCTGCGAACTTCGAACATCAGCGCGAAATCGACCATTTGGATGTTCAGAGGAAGCGGGAAGAGGCCCACCTGAAGGCCGCCGTCACGGCAACCCAGAATCGGATCAAGAGAGCGCATGACCAAGAGTGATTTCGACCGCTGGAAGGCCGAACCCGTAACTGTGGCCTTTTTTCAAAGCCTCGAAGCGGAGTTGAGAGAGTTGGAGCAGGCCCTTCTGGACGGCAGAGCCATGGGGCCGACGACGGACGAGATCGCCGCCACCTATACCGCATGGACTTCCGAGAGAAAGGGCCGGTTGGCGTCCCTAGAGCACCGCCCCGAGTGGGCCAGAGAAGACGGAGAGAGCTGATGAAGATGTTCGGAGACTTGAAGCCCTTCGGGAACCTCGTCCTCGTGCGAATCGACGCCGTGGAACGGACGACGGCGGGCGGAATCATCATCCCGGAGCAGTCGAAAGACCGGCAGGAGGCCATGCAGTCCATCGGCACCGTCGTGGCCCTCGGACCCCAATGCTACGCGGATTCCGGGGGTCCCGAAGCCTGGGGAGTGGTGGAAGGAGCGAAGGTTTTCTTCAACAAGAACTCGGCCATTTCTCTGCCCTCCAGCGACGAAGAGGAAAAGCTCCTCCGGTTCGCTTACGACACGGACATCTTGGCCGGGTTGGGGGTGAGCCATGCTTGAGCCCCTCTACACCCCCGGAGAAGGGGACGCCGAAGAGCTTGCAGCCCTCGCGGCACTGGCTGGGGATACGGTCGAACCCGCTACGGCTCCAGAGACTCCCGAGCCCGAGGTGGAGGCAGCGCCCGACTACGACGCCGAAGCCCGCAAACAGGGATGGGTCCCTAAGGAGGAGTTCAAGGGCGACCCGGCGAAGTGGAAGCCCGCGAAGGAGTTCGTCGAGTTCGGAGACCGCATCGGGACCCTCAAGCGCGAGGTGGACGACGTAAAGGCCGCTTCAACGCGCATGTTCGCGGAACTTCGCCGGCAGCAGGAGAAGGAAGCGAGGCGCCAGCAGGAGGAATTTACCGCCGCGAAGGCCGATTACGAAGCCCGAATCCGGCAGTTGACCGAGAGCAAGTATCAAGCCTTGGGCGCAGGGGACATCGACCAGGCGAAGAACGACGAGCTGGAGCTCTTGAGGCTCCAGAAACTCCCGCCGCTCGCCCCTCCTCCTCCGCAGGAAGAAGAGCCCCCGATCGTCGCCGCCGTGCGGGCCGTTCACGCCGATCTCCCGCAGATCATGCAGAGCGACGAGTTCCAGGTGTGGCTCATCAACCAACCGCCGGCGGTTCAGCAGGGGTGGTACGGGAGTCCTCACGCGAGGGTCGGGATCGAGATCCTAAACCGCTACAAGCGAGACACCGGGCAGGCGAAGGAGACGGTGCGCCCGCCTCCCTCTCCCGTAGCTGGGGCGAGAGGACCCGTTCCGAAGCCTTCAACCAACGTCGCGTTTTCGAGCCTCCCCGAGAGCGACCGGAAGGACTTCCAGTACGGGGTTTCGATGGGGGTTTACAAGGACACGGACCAGGACAAGGCCGCCTTTGCCAAGGTGTGGGCCGGAAACCAGAAGAGAGGATAAGAGATGCCCTTTCAGAAAGGTCACAAATTCAGCCCCAAGAAGAAGGTGCCTGTTCAGTCTGAAGAGACCGCGCCCGTCGTCAAGCCGGTGCTGAAGAGAACGCTTCTCCGAGAGCGGATGGCGATCTCCTACGACGGGATGGACCCGAATCTCTGCTATCGGGTCGTGAACGACAAGGACGGAAGAGTGGAAGACGCAAAGCGAGCCGGATGGGCGCCCGTGAGAGACGGAACGCTCGGAGACGACGAGGGAAGTCTGTCCGCAGTGAGCCAGCCCGGAAAGATCGTCACCCGGCACGTCGGGGGCGGGATCACGGGCGTGCTCATGTGCAAACCCAGGTCCCTGGAGGAAGAAGACCTCAAGCCCCTGGAAGAACGGAACAAACGCATCGAGGAATCCATCTTCGGCGAGGTCGACCACCCGGATCGGTACGGAAAGGTTCAGGTGGGCGATCGCGTCCACGAACGGAAGTAAAGGAGAACCCATGCCCATGCTCGATTCCACGAAATCCACCGCGTTCGGGCTTCGGCCCGTGCGCTACCGGAACGGAAGCCCCTACAACGGCGCTTTCAATCTGTACGTCGCCTCGGCGGCCGAGATCATCGGCGTTGGGGACCTCGTGAAGCTGACCGGCACCGGAGACACCACGGGATACCCGATCGTCAGCCTCGCCGCCGCCGGGGGGCCGGCCATCGGCGTGGTCGTCGGGGTGTGTCAGGTGAAGCCCGGGCATCTCCAGGGGGCGCTCGCCGCCAACTCTGGGTTTGCCCAGAAGCTCGTCAAGGCTTCGGCGGATACCGAGTACCTCATGGTCTGCGACGACCCGAACGTGATCTATCAGGTGCGGGAAGACGGGGATTCGGAGTCTACCGTCACCGCGTCGATCGGCCTCAACGCGAACGTCGTCCTCACCGGGGCGACTTCGACCGTCACAGGGCTTTCGGGGATGCACCTCGACAGCTCTTCGAAGAACACCACGAACACGCTGAACCTCAAGATCCTCGGCCTCTCTTACTGCCCCGGAGGGAAGAACGTCATCTCCGCGGCGGGAGCGGCTGGGACCTACGCCGTGTTCGATGTGCTCATCAACAACTTCCAGCAGACCAACAACATCGCGGGCGTGTAGGGAGGACTGACCATGCCTACCATGAACACCAGCAGTTTTCCCGCCGCGTTGACCGACGGCAACAAGAAGTGGTTCGGGATCAAGGTCAATGCCTGGGAGAAGGAATACGTCAAGATCTTCGACCGCGTGCCCTCGGAACACTCCTTCGAGGAGTACACCGGGGTCATCGGCTCCGGGCTCGCTCAGGTGAAAACCGAAGGCGCCCCGATGAGCTTCACTTCGCTCCGACAGGGCTACACCACCCGGCTGACGAACGTCTCCATCGCTCTCGGAATGATCGTCACCTACGAGGCGATCAAAGACGGCAAGTACATGCCGGACGGCCTGAAGAAGGCCGGCGCCCTCGCCAAAGCCTTCATGCAGACGAAGGAGAACTTCGGCGCGCTCATCCTCTCTCGGGCTTTCACGACCGGGTACACGGGGGCTGACGGGGTAGTGCTCTGCTCCACCGCCCACGTCAACAAGTCGGACGGATCGACCTGGTCGAACAAGCTCGCCACGGACGCGGATCTCTCGGAAGCCGCCATCGAGACCCTATGCACGCAGATCATGCAGACGCTCGAGGACAACGGCTTTACCCAGAAGGTGATGCCCCGCGCCCTCATCGTGGACCCGACGAACGTCTTTGAGGCGACCCGGATCGTCAAGAGCGTTCTCCAGAACGACACGGCGAACAACGCCCTGAACGCTCTGAAGGATCTCAACGTCTTCCCCGATGGGATCGTGGTGAACCGCTACTTCAACGCCGGCAACGGCGCGTGGTTCATCAAGACGGACTCGGAAGGGCTCGACTACCAGGAACGCGAGGCTCTCAGCTTCGGCGACGACAACGACACCGACACCCGGAACTACAAGGGGTTCGGGTTCGAGCGGTACGTCTTCGGCTGGCACGAGCCCCGGGCGATCTTCGGCACCTCGGGTGCCGCGTAACCAACCCTTTGGGGGGTAGGTAACTACCCCCTGCGCCCTCGGGCGTGAAGGAGAACGCATGGGACGCTACGGTTTCGGGGCTTCCGGCCCCACCTTCAACGGCATCCCCCTTGTGGGGGATGGGATTCCCGTCACCCCCGGCAACGTGCTCTTCGTGGACTACGGAGCCGGTTCGGACGGGATCAACAACAAGACGAACGCGATCACTCACGCCTTCAAGACCGTGGACAAAGCCTACGATGTCGCGAGGACGAACAAGGACGACGTGATCGCGCTCGTCGGGAACTCTTCCCACGCGCTTACCGAAATGCTCACCGTCGCCAAGAACCGCGTCCACTTCGTCGGGCTCGACGGGACGGGGCGTATGTACGGGCAGAACGCCAAAATTTCCCTCGACGAGACTACGGCGGCGACGGATATCGGCACGATCCTAAACACAGGGATCCGAAACAGCTTCACCAATATCAAGTTCACAAACGCCAACACCGTGGCACAGGGGCTCTACTGCTTCGTCGAAGGCGGGGAATACACCGTCCTGGAAAGCTGCGAGATCTACAAGGAAACCGACCTGGACGAGACCGCAGCCGCCGAACTCGTGATGAACGGGGACTCGGCTCAGGTACGAAACTGCACGATCGGCTCCCTGGCGAACGCCCTTTCGGGCGATGTCGTGCGAGCCAACGTCCTCGTCACCGCAGGTCTTGCAGGCGCGGGGAAGGTCTCTCGGGACGTTTCCTTTGAGCACTGCTACTTCTGGAAGAAGGCGAGCCACGTCAACAACCGGTACGTCTACGGGGCCAACGCGACCGACGTTGAGCGGATGTTCCTCATCCGCAACTCCGTCTTCTTCGCGACCAAGCTCTCCACCGCCGTGCCGGCGCAGTGCGTGGCCTTCGGTGCCCAGCAGACGCAGGGCTTTTGCCTGATCGACAACTGCACGTCGATCAACAACACGAAGCTCTCGACCACGACCGGGGTGTACGTCTCCGGTCCCGTCCCGACCTACGCCACCAGCGGCATCGCCGTAGCGGCCTAACCATCGCGGGGAGGCTTCGGCCTCCCCCTTTTTGGGGTAGTCAATGACGGCACAGCAGTACATCGAAACAGCCCTAAGAAAGTTGGTCGTCCTCCCCAGCGGAGGGACGATTTCGGCCAACCAGCTTGCGGCCGGGCTTTCGGATTTGAACGACATGGCCGTGACCTGGAGGCAATTCGGGCTCACGACCTGGGCGAGGGCTTCCCAGACCTTCAGCCTCGTCAATGGGACCGGAAGCTACACCGTGGGCTCAGGTGGAGACGTGGCCATCGCCCGCCCGATTCGGATTCTGGACGCCTACCTGACGAGGGACGGGACGGATATCCCGCTCCGACAGGTGAGCAAGTCCGACTACTTCGGTCTGTCGGTGAAGACGACGGGGGGCATCCCAAGCCAGTTCTACTACAACCAGGAGACGACCCTCGCGACCCTCTACCTCTGGCCGGTGCCCGACGAAGACGGCCTCACGCTGACCTTCGACTATCACGTCCCCCTCACCTCGATGGCGGCGGGAGACACGCTGGACGTGCCCGACGAGTGGCGGGAAGCGTTCGTTTATAACCTGGCCGTAAGGCAGGCCCCCGATTACGGGAAAGCGGCCTCGGCCGAGCTTCGGGCTTTAGCAAAAGACACCCTGGACCTTGCGAAAGGGTCGAACAACGAGGAGACCTCAATTCGGTTCGAGCCGGTGGTGGACGAGTGAAAATTCCCCTCGTAGGGCCGACGGGTCTAGGCAGGATCACCGCCAACAACTCCCGGCGTGCGGTGAACTTCTACCTTGAATCCGACGAGTCCGGCGGGAAAGAGAAGGTCTATTGGGTCGGGACTCCGGGGCTGAAGCTGTGGGTTACGCCCGCCGCCTCCGTCCGAGGCTGGCTGAATTGGGCGGATACCTACCTCTATTTCGTCGCGGGGGACAAGCTTTACCGGGCCGATACCTCGGGGACGATTTCCGCCTCTCTCGGGACGCTTTCGACCTCCTCGGGCATCGTGGATCTCAAGCGGAACCGGACCCAAGTGCTCATCACCGACGGGTCTCTGGGCCAATACTACGTCTACGATACCGTTCATTCCTCCTTCGTCGCCGTCTCCAAGTGGTCGACCGTCACCACCATCAACACCGCCACGAGAAGCGGCGTCACGGTCACGATCAACGCCACGGCCCATGGTGGGGAGACCGGGGACACGGCGAAGGTCTGGGGGACGGACAAGCCCGGATATCGGACCGTCGCCGATGTTTCGATCACGAAGACCGGGGCCAACACCTTCACCTATCCCCTGACCATCGCGAATCTGACTCCGATCGAGATCGCGAGCATCACCCGTTCGGGGCTGACGGCCACGGTCACGACCGACGAGAACCACGGGCTCGCGAGCTCGGACGACACGATCATCGCGGGGGCGGCGGCTTCGGAGTGGAACGGGGCTCCGAACATCACGGTCACGGGGGACAAGACCTTCACCTTTCCCTACTCCCTCACCACGATCAACGTCGTCTCGATCATCAACTCTCCCGCCGGCACGGCGACGTGTACGACGGACGGGGCGCACGGGTACACCTCTGGTCGAGATGCCTTCTTCGCCTCGACCAATGCGTCCTACAACGGCACCCGAACGAGCATCACCGTCACCGCTCCCACGACGTTTACGTTCTCGTGCGCGGCAGGGGCGGCCGACGACAACCCCTCGTCGGGGACGGTCGGGCAACTCCCGGTGGACGAAGCGACCACAGCGGCGCAGGTCGGAAGGCTCCCCGACTCCCCCGATGGAGGAGTAGATGGGCTCGCGGCCGTTCGCACCGATGCCCTCACGATCCAGCCCGAACGCTGCGCCCAGATGGACGGCTACGGGATCCTCCAAAACTCCGTCACGAACACCACGGAAGGGATTCACCCCGGCCAGTGGTACACGACCTATCCCGACGACTTCACGACCGTAAGGGCTTCTTCTCTGGGAGTCGCCCAGCGAGACCCCGACGACATGCTCGTTCCAGCCGCTCCCGAAGCTGGGGGGCACCTCTACCTGATCGGTCGCGATTCAACGGAAGTCTGGGGGAACCCTGGCAACTCCGAGGAAGTCCCGTTCGAGCCCATCCGAACCGCCGCGATTCCGTGGGGGTGCTTGGCACCGTGGTCCGTTCAGCCCTTGGGGGATGGGTTGGCTTGGCTCGGAAAGCAGAAGCGGGGAGGCATCACGGTCTTCATGCTCGAGAGCGGGTACAAGCCGACCGACATTTCAAGCCCCGCGATTGCCAAGTGGCTGGAGGGCTCGACCCTTTCGGATCTCCAGAACGCGACGGCCATCAGCTGGAAGGAGTTCCGACACGACTTCTACGCGCTGACCGTGGGGACGGAGACGAAGCTCTACGATCACGCCGAGTCTTCCCGGCTAGGGTTCCCGTGCTGGTCGGACTGGACCTCGTACAACGGGTCGTCCTACGTCCAGAGTCGGGCCAAGTTCCATGTGTTCTTCGCGAAAAAGCACCTCGTCGCCGACCACACGAACGCGAAGATTCTGGAGATGGATTACGCCACCTACACGGACCTCGACGGCTCGACGGCTCGCGCCATCCAGAGGCTCGGGGTTTCCGGGTACGTCTTCTCCGAGGACAAGGGGGTGTCCTACTCTCGAATTTTCGTGGACATGGAGCCCGCTGGGGCGTCGGGAACCCTTCTCCTCGAGTCCTCCGACGACAAGGGGGAGACCTGGGTTGCCCACGAGACCAAATCCTTCCTCGCAACCGCTACCCGTCTGGAGTGGTTCGGCCTGGGTCTCGCGAGAACCGACCGGCTCTTCCGCCTGACCACCACCTCGGCGGCGAAGATCGTCATCCTCGGCATGACGACCGACCCGGAGGCGTCCAGTGCCTAACATTCTGGACCCGCCCGTGGTGGAAATGAAGGATTCGGGGATGACCTCGAACACGATCGACTGGTTCGTGAAGCTGAAGAACCTGCTTAGCAATGCTTTGGACAATCTGTTGGTCTTCTCCAACGGCTCGCGGGTCGTCGTCACGAAGACCGACAAGACGCTCACTGAATCGGCGATCACCACAACGGAACTGAACTGCTTGAACGGGGTCACGAGCGGGATCCAGGGGCAACTCAACGACAAGCTCCAATGGGGAACGGTGCCGGCCAATGCGGCGGCTACCGGGACCCCTGGGATGGTCGCGTACGAATCCGGGTTCGTGTACGTGTGTATCGACGTGGACACCTGGCAGAGGGCTGCCCTCGTGACGTGGTAGGGAGGAAAGAATGAGTTTTCTGAGTACGGCCACGGGTGGAGTCCTCGGCGGAGATGATGATAGCGGGATCGGAAGCCTGGGGAAGTTCACCGGGTTTGGAGGCGGCAGTCATTTCGGTATCCCGGGCGGGTACAGCCTCGGGGACGTAGGACGCTTTTCCTTGAGCACCGGAGGCTATGGGCGTGGGGGTGGAGGGTTCAACCCCATGAACATGGTTCGAGGCCTGGGAAACCGGGTGGGCATCCTTCGGGGGCTCGGGCAGGGGGACAACCTCTTCGAGATTGGCAAGAACATGGTCCCCGCTCGTCAGGCGGGCTCGGAGTGGTTTCAAAAGAACCCGTGGGCACAAAGTCTGCTTTCGAGCATCGGAGGCATTCTTGGGCCCATCGGCGGGGCCGCAGCGGGAGCAGCGATTTCCTACGAAACGGACAACGACCGAGAAGCATATCAGAGGAACATGCGGGCGGGTTTTTTCTCCGGCCTGGCGCAGGCGCTGGGCAGCGGAGGGAGTGGGTCGGGGTCCACGGCGGCGGGAGAAGGTGCTGCGGCCGGGGAAGGCGCCACTGCGGCGGGATCGGCGGGAGCGGGCGCAGCAGGCGCAACGGAAGCCGGGTCCTACAGCATCGGTGGGGCAGGAGCAAACCCCTGGTGGTCGGAAGGCTATCAGGGGATCAACCAGGCCGGCACGATAGGGGGGAGCGGAACCACGGTCGGCAGCGCAGCCGGATACGGAGGAGCTTCCGGGTACGGTGGAACGAGCATCGGTTCTCTGGCCGCCCAGGACGCTGGAGGGCTCGGGGCCTCGTGGCCTACCTACCTGAGTTCCGGGGGGGAATTCGGAGGCCAAGGCTCCTACACGTCGTCGCCTTCCTCCCTGAGTCCTGGAGGCTCTTCGGGAACGGCATCGTCTACTTCGGCCCAAAACCCCTCACTGCGGAAGGGGAACAAAGTGCTCAACCGAACAAACTACAACCGCGCCATGCTGGCGAAAACTGCTCTCGGAGCGTACCAGAACTACCAGCAGCAGCAGGCCGTGGCGGGAGATCTACAGGACAGACAAGACGCCATCGACTGGGCGCAGCAGGCCGAGAAGAACCCGATGCTGGTCTACCAGCGAGATCCGGGCCTGCGAGCGATGCGCCAGAGGCAACTCGGCGACCTCTCTGCGATGTACCGGGCGAGGTACGGCGGAACGGAAGGGGGAGCGTTCGCCAGAGACCTCGTGAAGACCGGAAGCGCCTTCGACCGGCAGGCGGTGAACGATGCGATTCAGCGCAGATACCAGATGGTCGGGCTCATGGCGCCTTCCTGGCAGGCGAACATGAACGCTGGCGGAACCACGGGGGGAGCGATCGGCGGCGCGCTCCAGCAAGGTCTCGGGGATTACCTCTCCATGGACCGCTACAACAACCGGATGCAGACCACTCAGAATCAACCCCAGCAGTCCTCCTCCTTCATGGATTGGCTGAGAGGCTAAAGATGTACTCGAACCCCATGCAGTCCTACGGCACTCCGCTTTCGGACTCCATCCAGCAAGCCGATTCGAACGCTATTCGCAACGTCCACGGGCTCGGGCAGATCCAAGTCCAGCAGATGCAGATGGCCGAAGCCCAGAAGGAGCAGGCGCGGCAGGCCGAGATCGACGCCCTCTGGAAGCAGTCGGGGGGAGACCCGGAGAAGTTCTACAACAACGGCGGGATAACGCGGCTCAAGCCCGATGAAGCGATGGCGTTCAAGCAGAAGGTGCTCGCTCAACAGGCCATCGAGCAGAAGCGAAAGGACGACCTCGCGGCCCGTTCTGCGCTCGCCCAAGCCGTCCCGAAGCTCTTCGGCGCTCCGCAGTCATCTCAGTACACAGTCCCAGAGGACTCGAACGAAGACGCCCTCCTTCCGACCGCCGCGCAGAACAGCGCCGCCGTCCAGTACGACGCTGCCGCAGAGGAGAACGCACGGCTCGCGGGAGCGTTGCCGGCGGCCGTGGAAGCCGGGGCGCTGAATCACGCCGACGTTTTGAACCTCTACAAGCAGCAGGAGGCGGAACGACTCGCAGGCCGGAAGGAAAACCTCGCCCTTTCGCTCGCGGAACGTAGGGCGCAAGACGCCCTCATGCTCGAACAGCGCAAGGCGGCGAACAACCCTGTCCACGTCCCTGCCGGGTCCATGGTTCGGCAACCGGACGGGTCGTTTATCCAGGTGGGCGCACCGATCGAGAAACCTCCGCAGACGGTCACGCCGGGGTCGTTCGTTCGGCAACCGGACGGGTCCTACCGGCAGACGGGGACCCCTACCGCCATTGTGGTGAATACCGCGAAGGAGAAGGAACGCGCGAAGGGTGTTGCTGCGGGGTTGGGCGGCTTGACCCCAGAGGCCGAAGAGATGGCGGCCCAAGCCGCAGAGAAGGGCATTGAGATCAAACTCCCTCCCATGGGCATGGGGTCGGCCGGTGCGGCAACGCGGGTGCGGATCCTCAACAAGATGGCGGCAGACCTGAAGGCTAGGGGGGGAACGGTCAGCGACATCGGGTTGAACGCCGCCGCTCGGAAGTCGAGCGTGGCCGAACTCACGCGACTGAAGAGCCAGCGGGGCCAGGTGATGAGCTTCGCCCGCACGGCGGAACTCAACATCGACAACGCCCTACGACTGGCCGAAGGCATCCCTGACAGTGAAATCCCGATCATCAACGCCGCCCTGCGTGCGGGAGCCAAGAACATCACGGGCGACCCGAAAACGGCCGCGTTCTATGCCGCCCTGATGACCGGAACCTCAGAATACGCCAAGGTCGTCTCGTCGGCTACGGGAGGAGGGCAGACCTCGGACGCTTCTCGCAGAGAGACCGCCGACATCCTCTCGAAAGCTTCTACTGTGGCACAGTTGCGAGAGATCGTCTCTCAGGTCATCCGCCCCGACCTTGCGAACAGGAAACAGGGGTACGACGAGCAGATCCAGTCGATTCAAACCGAGATCTACGGGAAGCCTACGGCCGCCGTCGCAGGCGGAAGAAACGCGAATCACTCTCAGGCCGTGGGGTTTCTCGACAAAGCCCCGACGCGGGGCGCCGCCGCCCAACGCCTGCGAGACCTGAAGGCACAGGGGTGGACGGACGCGGACCTGAAGGCTATCGCTGCGGATTCGAGGTGGAAGTAATGGGCCTCTACGAAGACGCCTTCGAAGCTCCGCAAGGCGGATTGTACGCTGAGGCGTTCGGAAGTCCGCAGGGGTTCCAGCCGAAACCCATCACCGTGGGCCGGGTCCTCAAGGGAGCCGTTCGCGACATCCCAGAGATAGCGAAAGGGGCTTGGGATCTAGCCTCGTCGAACCCGGTAGACCTTGCGATTTCCGCCGGAAAAGCCGTGCTGGACCCGAAGACGTGGCAAGCGGCGAAAGAGAGGGTTTCCTCCTTGACCGCCCGTGAGGTTCTGGAGGCAGCAGCCGACAACCCAATTGATACGGCACTCCTGGCAGCGCCCGTTCTGGGGGCGGCCGGGAAGGTCGCGAAACTTGGTGGATTGGCGAAGACGGCTTCTGTGCTTGAGGCCGGGGCCGCGCTCCCCGCGAATTCCGTTCGGATGGTTGGCAAGGGGCTGGCGGCGGCAGGCAAGGCTACCGTCGAATCTCTCCCTGAAAAACTCGTGACGAGCGCCGTCAAACTTCCTCTCTCCAAGAAGTGGGTGAAAGCGACCATCGACGCTGGAACGGGAGAAGTCGTCACAGATAGGAAGAGAGCCGTCCAGGCTATTCTACAAAATGGATGGAGGCCGAACGAGGGAGGGATTCAGGAGGCGCTCAACTTCGTCCAAAAGCAACATGAGACGGTCAACGCCATGGCCGCGCAAGGCGCGCAGGAAGGGAAGATTGTCTCTGTGGCCGATGCGCTGGAGGAGGGGATGAAGGGGGCGTACGCCGATGCGGCAAAGTCTCCCAACGCTTCCAAGGCGAGAGCCGTACTAGACAATTGGAAGGCCAACTATCTAGCCGACCACGGGCTAGATGTTCCGGTAGACACGGGCATCGACCTGAAGCGCGGGCTGTGGGGAGAGAGCCGGTGGACCCAGACCAACAAAAGCGCCTCGTGGCGGGACCGGGTTCTCCAGGGCGCCTACAAGGGCGTCGGGAACGCCATCAAGCGGCAGACCGAAGACCTATTGCCAGGAGTGGCCGAACTAAACGCTCAAGAAGGGGCGGGGATCACCGCCCTAGAAGCGTTGACCCGCGCCGTCCCGAGAATCGGGAACCACGATCTCGTCGGACTCGCAGCGAAATTCATCTACGGAGTCAATCACCCTGGAATGGCGGTCGTAGAGGCGGTGGGAGGTCTTCCGTGGGTGAAGGTAACGGGGGCGCAGGCCCTCTACCAGACAGGTAAAACCCTTCGGAGCGCAGGGGAGGGTATCGGGAGCCTCGCCGAACGCTTGGGCTCAAAACTGGACAGCCTAGCGGCTCCCAGGCCGGTGCCCGCAGTGGAGTACCCTCCTCCGCAGCTTGCATTGCCTCCTGGCGGGCCCGGGACCATCCCCATGCCCGATGGACGCCCCCCACTCGTCCCGCCCGAACGGTGGCTTCCTGGGCCGTCTGGAGGGGGGTTCATCGACGAGTCCGTGGATACCCGAATCCTCCGCGACCGGAACCTGGCTGGCGCAGATCAGTTCCTCCCCCGCGAGCCTCCGTACCTAGAGGCGCAACTGATCGAGGACGCGGTGCCGCAACGGGTTCCCGAACCCTACCCACAGACTCTCAGCGAGCGATATCGGAAGGTGCTCCGGGACGCACCTCCTCCCCAAACACACGCCGAGAGACACCGAAAGGCTTCACGCATCAAGAAAGGCAAGTAGATGGACGACTTCGTGACGGAAAAGATGTGCTCCCTCCGCCATGAGCAGGCCAACGAGAAGTTCGACAGCCTGATCGCGGCGGTGAAGGAAATCGGGGCATCGCTGGAGGGGTTCCGCACGGCAGGAGCCGAGCACAAGGCGTGGGCGACGATTGGGAAACTGGCAGTCGGGGCCGTGACGGTTCTTGGGACGGTCTACGGCATCGCGCAGATGGTATTGAAGTGAGGGGCGCATGAACCTTTCGCCGCACTTCACCCTGGAGGAACTCACCCGTTCGGAAATCGCCCTTCGAAAGAACCTCTCGAACCGCCCCGGTCCGGAGGCGCTGGAGAACCTGCGAAGGCTCGCGCCCTTCCTCGAGAGGGTGCGGGAGCTCCCAGCACTCGGCGGGAGGCCGATCCTCGTCAACAGCGGGTATCGCTCAGGCCCGGTCAATGCGGCCGTAGGAGGCAAGCCCACGAGCCAACACCCCAAGGGGCAGGCGGCGGACATCCGCGTTCCCGGGATGGACCCGGAGGAAGTCGTGCGTGCGATCATCGCCAGCTCTCTGCCCTACGACCAGGTTATCTGCGAGTTCAACGCCTGGACCCACGTTTCGATTCCGGCGGCGGGCTCGGACCCCCGGAAACAGGCCCTCACCATCGACCGAGACGGAACAAGGAGCTTCGCATGAGACAATCTCTTCTCGCCCTGATCATCCTAGCCCTCGCCGGCTGCTCCTCGGCCACGAAGTTCCAGATGCAGCGGCCGGACGGCACCCTGATCACCGCCACGAGCGCCAAGCAGCAATCTGAGGAACAGGCGAAGTGGGTTATCAAGATCGGGGCCGATGGGAGCGTGGCCCTCGACTTCGGCACGAAGGGGACGCAGCCCGTCAACATGACCGCGGAAACCCTCAGCACCATCCTTGACCGCGTAGTACCCGGAAAGTGAGGCAGCAATGGAATACGTGACCTGGCTTCAAGCCCACTGGCAGGACATCGCCTCGGCCGTTGCGTACGTCGTGGCTGGCGCTTCCATCGTCGTGAAGCTGACCCCGACGCCGGCCGACGATGCCTTCTTGGCAAAGGTCGTTTCGTTCCTGTCTGCGGTAGCCCTGAATCCGAGGAAGTAGCATGTACGTAGCGGGGCAATGGTCGGCAACCTGCGACCGCTGCGGGTTCTCGTTCCTCTCCTCTGAGTTGTCGGTAGAGGCACGGACGAAGCTTCGCGTCTGCGCGAGGTGCAAAGATCCCTTCCCAAAGGCTGACCGTCCGGTCATGGCGCCCAGAGAAGCGACGATTCCCTGGACCCGGCCCGCAGGAGTCGCCCACGAAACGCGATCGCTCTTGGTCCAGGACTCGGCCGGGGTGGTGTGGGCGGTCTCCGCAACCGATGGGGTCCTGACGGCAGACACAACCACCTCTTCCCGCCCAGTGCGAAGGTACGTCCTCTTCGCTGCGTCGGAGAACAACGCCCCTGAATGGGCGCTTTCCGTGACGACCGAGGGAGTGCCGGGAACCGACGTCTACGACGCTTCGGTGCATGGGCAGGGAGGGCCGGTCACGGAATGGAGCATCGGAACCGACACGGGATACCTTCTTTCTATCGACGCAACCGGGGTGCCGGTTCTGACGGCCTCGTAAGGAGCACCATGAAACGTCTGTGCTTGATCTCCTACCTTCTCCTGTTCCCGTCCCTGGTCTTTGGGGCTACCGCCTTTGAGGGAGTGAACCGATTCACGGTTGTGGAACAAAAGGCGAAGGGGATGTGGTACGTCTCCACCTCCGCCGCCCTCACCGATCACGGGGCCGCAACAGTCGGGACGCTCGCGTGGATCAAGACGCAGATCGGCACAACCCACACCTGGGTCGATCTCCCCCCGGCGACGTACACGATCTCTACGAACTTCGACACCGGAGCCTATCTACACCTTCGCATCCAACCGGGGGCCGTGATCGCACGGGGAGGGTCGGCAACGCTCACGATTTCCGCGAGTGTAGAGGCTCCGATGACGCAGTGGCTCTCAGGCTGGAGCGCGGGGCTCACCTTCGGGTCGGCTGTCGAGCAGGTTGAGGTTGTATGGTTCGGTGCCACGAAGGCAGGGCTGGAAGCGGCCCTCGCGTCCGTTCCGACGACCTCCCACAAGACCGTCTATCTGCCGCCAGGGAACCTCGACCTTGGGGCGGGAACGGTGACGTTCATTGGTGGGGTCGATCTCCTCGGCTACGGAACCGGAGACCTCAACGCGAAATCCATCGGCTCCCGCCTCTACAACGGCACGATCCAGATCGGCGACGGGGCGGCGACTAAGGCTTTCCGCTTGGCACACTTCGCCCTCGAAGGCCGAAACAACGTCACGCCTGACACGGGAGCTGCGGCCATCGCCAAGGGGCTCATCCTCGGGAAGTGGGACGACGTTTCCCAGGCCTACTACGGGCAGTTCGAAGACCTCCTTGTCTCCGGGTTTTCGCAGGCCGGTATTGAACTGCGCTTCGCCTCGGAATGCACGTTTGTGAACGTCCGATCGAAGAACAACGCTGGCCGGGGCTTGTGGTCCGACGACGCCACACAGGGGGGCCTCGACCGTACCTTCAGCACGCAGGTGAAGTTTCTGGCCTGTACCTTCGACTACAACGGGACGAACAGTTCCAGCTACCGGGAGGGCGTTTACCTCCAGTCCGGTTCAGGTATCTACTTCGGCCCTGGATGCACGATGCAGGGCAACAAGGGGGAAGGGTTCCGGCTCAGCACGGACATGGGCTACCGGGTGGATAACATCGTGACGGATACCGTCTGGATCGAGGACAATCTGAGAGACCCCACCCTGACGAGCAACTACCAGGTGAACATCGACTCGACTACGCCGGGCTCGCAATACGTCGGCAAGGTCACCATGCGTAATACGTCGTGGGGCGCCCCCGATCATGACGTCTGGAACGGCAGCGCGGGCAACCGGAACCTCTTGGCTCTCTGCAAGTCGTTCGTCTCCGAGGGGAGCAATTCTGACCGCCTCATCGGAAGCATGACCCTCCCGGCGAACGTCGTGCAGGCGTACCGGGCATCGCTCCTCGGAGAGCCGATCACTCACTGGAAGATCGACCCCTCGACGCGGGTAGAAACGCCCGTCGCCGGCTACAAGTGGGCCTCGAACTCCCCGACCAGCACGAGCTCCTTGACCTACGCGGACCTCTTCGGAGGAGCCCTAACCGCACCCAAAACGTTCACCGTACAGGCCGACGCTTGGACGAACGCCGACGTGGACGTGGATCCCGTAGCGGGGAACATGGGCGGGTTCTTGACCGGCCTGCGGATCAAGGCGGCGGGGTCGAAGACGAGCGGCGGGAGTGCGGCCGCGCCTACGCTCAAGTTCGACCTGGGCTCAGCGACCCTGGCCGAGGTGACGATGAGCGCCACGGCGGGAGACTGGACGGCGGAGATCGAGGTGATTCTCCCGAGGGATCACGGGACGTTTACCCAGGTCGTCACGAAAGTGGATCAGGGGACGGCGATCATCTCCAGGACCGCCGCCAAGGTGACGACGGCTCCGACCACCGCCCAGAAGGTGACGGTTCAAGGGAAAGTCGGGCACACGGACGACGCGATCAACCTCCGGTTCCTGTGCGTCGAGCGGTTCTGAATCGTGGGGGCCTGCGGTGGGATGCCGTAGGCCCTCAACTCGTGACGGCGAAATA